TTTATCACACCACTATCATTTCTTGCTCCAAAATGTGTATCAGTTATCAATGCAATTTTCACTAATTACTCCATAAATTCTTCAAGACTACCAAGTGATTTACCCTTATTCCGTTTCTTGGATTTCCGTTTAAACTCACCCTTCACATCCAAATTCCCTATAACTTGTACAACTATATCTTCACCCTCCAGATTCTCTAGAATACCACTATTTTCAGTCACCAAATGTTTAATATAAACCTGTTTCTTCTCCTTATGAATAATTCTGAGAAATGCATAATAAGTTATTTGTGTAAAGTATGCAAAGGGATTTTTGGATTTCTCTGGGTTGAAATTTGTACAATACCGAATACAATTTTCAACCCCATCCATAACCATATCATCTTTGTATGTGTAATTCATAAAATTTGGTTTTGATGAAAGACCTTGACCAATCAATAGAAAACATTCAGCTATATAAGGTGGTATTGGTGGATCATCATCCCCACAATTCTCTGCAACCAAACACAATTTTTTATACTCTACTAGAGCATCATACAATTTTACATTATCAACATAATTGGGCATAGCATATTATACCATATTTTCTCTCATTTGTCAAGGCGTTGTGCTTTCTTCTGCAAAAAATGATTCCAGGTTTCCTGCATTTATATCTGCTTTTACTGCAATCAATGGATCTGCAACTGGTACCGAATCATCCTCGACAATTTTCCTATGTCCCCTGAAAGATCTTTTAGTTGCACCAGTGTACCAACAATCCCAATCATCATCAAACAACCTATATTGTTTTCCACCGATTTCTTTCTTTGCCCATTCCTCAAATGTCATGTGATTAAACCATCCAGCCATCAACCAAAAGACACGATAGACCCTTGCAAGATTCTTAGTCCAATGTTTTCCGACATATGGATTTCCACGTTCAAGTTTAGTCAACGGACAATATCGTGTTGGGTATGGTCTAATTCCCAACTTAACACATTCGGTCATTCGATAGTTTGCCTCTTGTGGCTTATCTGCAAAATTGAACAATACATATGACATTATTGCAGTTTTAGGTACTCCATGTTTCTTCAATTTCTCAATTGCAGGTTGGAATATCCCATCCTCTTCAATTCTATCAAATGCAAGTCTCATTCCAGTTCTACCAAATTTGGTTCTACCCAACAAATCAGCAAGATCATCTGTTATGAACTTACAATCAAATCCATTATCAAACACCACACGTTTGTCCTTCTGATGTGCAAATGTGATAACTTCCTCAATATGTTCCATAGGTAATGATGATAAATTATTGTCCGATATCATCATATATGGACGATCATCCAAGATGTGATCCTTCCACTCTGGATTTACCCACAATCCACCTCCATCCTCTCTTGGTTCAATTTTCCACACTACACAATATGGACAAAAATGTGGACATCCCCTAGTGGTAAAAATAAACGAAAACTTATTCCAAGGATCTTCCATACCCCATTGTTCATATGCATCATAATCAGGTGGACTCATATCAAGATCCTTTGAGAACCCCTTGAATATAGTGACATGTGGAAACAAATCCGTAATGGACTTACTCATGATAGATGCATACACTCCACCAACTATAACAGGAACACCACGATTCAGGAAATTTACACCCTTGATAGAATCGTGTACCTTCTGCGAATCATATGTAAATAGTGAAGTAACACATACTAGATCCTCACCGACAGGATTATAATCCCTTTGGTACTCAACCTCTACCCCATTTCGTTTTGCAAATGTTGATATTTTTGCAAGTCCTAATGGTAGATACTTTCTTGCAAAATGTGGTTCAAGTAATACAATTTTCTTTGCATTACGAATCCTATCAATCGTTTCTGCATTTCCCTCAAAATCGATTCCTTGTGCCTTGATTGCCTTTGCAGCTTTATCGGCAGTATCAGCATAATCAAATCCATCAATTCCTGCAGTAAAATTTATAGAACCCTTTTTACCTTCTTTGTGATCCTTCTTGATCTGGTCAACCGACCATGCAGATGACATTTTTACCTCTCCTTTAAATTAGCCTTGACAAATCCCTAAAAATATGGTATACTTAGCGTGTCTACCCCAGTGGGATAGGGGAATAGTATTATTAGTTCCAATTAACAACCTTAAACGTATAGTCAAACTCTTGTTCTTCATATATATTTAGCCTACCTAGAAAATGATTCCAAGTATAATTATCCTTACTATTAGTTCTAAAATCATCAGCTATATCATAAAGATTCACATCCGACTTATCTTCTGTAGTTCTCAATCCCCTACCAATAGATTGTAGGTTCCTAATACGACTCTTATGTGGTGATGCAAATACAACATTATGTAAATTCTTAATATTCACCCCCTGTGAAAATGTACCGTATGATGCAATTACAATATTATCATTTGAATTTTCTACTGTTTCTCTAACCTTCTCGCGTTCCAACGTATCAACTCCACCATGTATGAAAAATACATTATTATTGGTATATTTCGGTATCATCTCATATAATACCCTACCATGTTGTTCGACCCTTGTATAGAGGATCAAAGTATTACCCTTACATTCATTATTTACAAACTCAGCTATATATCGGTTCCTCTCTGGTAGTGTAACTATAAATTTTATCTCATCCTGAAATTCTAATTTACTAACTATTTTCCTGTTCTCATCTGAATGTTGGATCTGTACACAATGAATATTCAACTGTGCAAGTATTTTCTGATCCATCAATTCCCTCGATGATGTGGTTTCAAAAACCTTACCAAACAATCCTTCCAACGACAATAGATTTATATTTGAATCATCAGGTAATGTTCCTGTAGTTCCAATCCGATACTCACTGTTGATCAACTTCTCCATTATACTGATCAATGATGTTGCTTTGAATCCATGTGCTTCATCACCAATAACCATACCAAACTGTTCAAAAAATGGTTTTCCTAACCTAAAAATGGATTGCCATGTACTAATTACTATAGGTTTCTCAGTTTCTCTATCTGCACCTGCATATATTTTATGACAATTTTCTTCTGAATTCCAAGATACTGCACTTGCATAATCATCAAAATCCTTGAACATCTGTTCTACCAATGATGTAGTAGGAACAACTACGAGAATTTTTTTATTACTATTTTGTTGATAGGATCGGATAAGACAATAAATTATCAAGGATTTTCCAGATCCAGTAGGTGATACCAAAATACAACGTTTATTAGTCAATGCCTCATGTATAGCCATGTACTGATATGGTCTAACTGATATCTTCTCATCATCCAAATGAATATCAAGACTATCAACAAATTGACCGACTATTTCCTTTGTTTTTGGATTATTGATAACCCTATAGTCGTCACCTCCGATTATATCGTATTTTCTTGATACTGCAAAATCGGTCAATTTGTTATATAGTCCACCATAAGTTCCATTGAAATACCCATTTACACTCTGTAAACGTTTAAATAAACGAATTTTCCCATCCCACTTTTTCTGTCGGAATGAAGGCATAAATTTGTAATTTGGAACTTGGAAAGTAAAAAAGTCTATGAGTTCTTGTGTGATACTAGGTTCACAATCAACCTTCATATAGACTTCATTTTCTTTGGATATGGTAATTGTATCAATTCTCACCATTTAGAAATTTATTCCACTCAATTGCATTCTTGATATTCCATTGACGATTAGTAATTCCCGTCAAAGTTTTGTTCAGGAATTCCTTTCTTGTCAATGCATACTCCTTCATCTCATCTAATATACGGAGATCTGGGTCTGCATCCAAATAAACGGACAAATCTGATTTTATGACTACTCTATCAAATGGTTTCTCATCATATATTTCCTTCGATGATTTTCCCAAATAATACTCAGTCTTATCTTTTAGTAATTCTTGATAATCATTTTTTATACGTTTCAATTCTAGTCCAGCTAGAGAATATTCTTTGAGATATTTATCATAGAGATATGGTGTACGGAGTGATTCTCTCACTAGATCATCTTCTATTAACTTTAAATCTGATGATGTTTCTTCAAATAACTCTTCCAGTGTTTTCATTATGACCTCCACATGTATAGCTGCAAGAATCGTACCAACTATTTAATAACATAATCACGGAGTTGAAAAGTTGCATCTACTGCAATAACTCCACCATCTATTGTACTATCGAATGCAATTGCACCCAATGTAGTAGGAAAACAATCTCTGAAAACAATTTCCTTATTTGTATTTTTACTGTTTGTGAGTATATGTAATGTTATATCCGAAATGGTATCTTTGGCAATACCTATATTAGTGGTAGTATCATAGGTAGGAGATGTTTTTTGTAATGTATCATATTCTTCTAGGGTTTCTGGTGTACCCAATCCCCGCATCCAATTCATTATTTCTATATAATTCTTCAAATCCTCATCAACGAGAAATGTTACTGAAAGTGAGTCAAATTCCATCTTATCTCCTGGAATAGGTATATTTATCAATGGTGTTAATTGATCGAATTCACCCAAAGTGACTCCAGGAACACTTACACTTTGACAAAAGAATGTTGCCATTGGTATTCTCTCAATATCGAGTCTGAATGCCAGTGGACTTAATATATTGTAATTTGATGGTAAACCTGCGACAAATGCCATAACACCTCTATTTATAACCAATAAAAAAGGGGGATTTCTCCCCCTTCAGTGTAGTGTGAAATGCGTTTACATTA